TTATTAGATACTAAAGGTTCAGAATTATTATTTATATTTGCTCCACATTCAAGAAGGGAAACATATTGATTGTTTTCAATAATAGTGTCAGCATTTACTTGTAAATATTTTCTATAATCACTATTATTTTTAATATTTTTATTATTTTTAAAAACACTATCATTGAGTGCCGACGAATAATAATTGCTAAATAATCTAGAATCATCCATTAACGGAGGAAAATTGAAGTGAATATTATTAGAACCACTATAGCAAGTTCCCCAACTCATAAAATTAATATTATATTATGTAATAATATTAATTTTTTTTATAGATTTTAAATTAAAACATATATAAAAATATTGCTAAGTAAATTTATTTTAAAACAAATCTGTATTTAATTTATTAGGAAGTCCATGTCCAAACATTACCATATATATTAAAACAAAAGCGGCTATTACTATACTTCTATTTTCAGCTACTATATGTCTTTGACCGAGACCATAAATCATAATAACATACAATAACACACCAATTATAATTGAATGAATTACCATTATTATACCACGCTCCATTTTTAATATAAATAAAACAATATTATATTATGTATTGAATTTTTTAGTATAGATTTTTAGTATAGATTTTTTGTATTGAATTTTTATTGTTTTTGTAATAGTTTTACTAAATCAGACTTTTTCATTTTTTGAGCATTTTCATTATCTATTAAATTCTTTGTTACAACCAAAGTTTTTAAATCATCTACCTTCATTTTTGAATAATTTTTTCTTTCACCTGTTTTATCATTTGTCTCTTGAATATTTTCTAAATTAATTATTTTTGGATTACTATTTGTATTATCTAATGTAAATGAATCTAAGTTTATAGGTAAATTTTTTAAAAATGTTTCATCATCAAAACTTGAAATAGTTTGTTCATTTACTTCAATATTTTCTGAACTTGTTAAATCTTCTAAATCTTCTAAATCTTTTAAATCTTCTAATTTATTATTAGAAATAGTTAAATTTTCTGAATTGTTTTTATCTTCGTCATCTTCATCATCATCATCATCATCATCTTCATCATCTTCATCATCTTCATCATCATCATCATCAGCTTCATCATCTTCATCATCATCATCACCATCATCATCACCATCATCATCACCATCATCATCTTCGTCGTCTGATACAGATATTTTTTCCCCTAAATTAATTTTTTTTATTTTATCAAATTCTACATATTCAGTTCTATTATTTTCAACATTGGTGCTATTAGTATTAGTAGTGGAATTAGTAGTGACTATTGGTTTATTTAGTAAACTGAAATGTTGCATTTGAATATTATAATTCATAATAAAATTTTGTAAAATTTTACCATGCTCAATGACACTCTTTTCTAATAAATTTAGTCTCCTATAGCAATATAACATAATTCCTCCACTTGTTAATAAAATTAATCCTAATGTTAATAAAAATCCCGAATCTATAAATTTAAATAAAAATGACATTTATATTAATGTATAATTATATTATTTTAAGTATTGTTTAACGAATAATATATTTAATTTTTCATATTTGTAATAATATTTTCTGGATAATTTAAATCTTTAAGCACTTTCATAGCGCCTTTTACTTTTGAAATACCTTTTTTAATTTTATAAGTGTATTCAAAATCATTAGCATTATTATTTACTTTCATATAGAAGTTATTATTTTGCTTATTTAGTTTTTTACATAATTTAGTATAATGTGTTGTTAAAACATAATCTATATTATTAAATTTATTTAAATAATTTAAATAACCATAAGCACTATCAATAGCTTCCTCTGGATTGGTTCCGCTATATAATTCATCAAATACACAAAAGTGATTTTTAGTACTATTGTTTTCAATTGCTTCTAATATATTTTTACATTGTCTGGCTTCGGCTTGATATAAACTATCGCGTCCTCCAGTATCCGGAATATTTATATAACAATGAATATAATCATATATTTTTACTGAGGCACTATTATAAAATCCACATCCTATTTGTTGAGATAAAATAATGTTAAATAATGTTGATTTTAACAAAGTTGTTTTACCAGAAGCATTTGGACCAGTAATAATTATATTTTTATCTAGTGAATACGAATTTTTTACAATTTTAGTTTTACTATCTTTTGTAATACTATCTTTTGTAATACTATCTTTTGTTTTATTTGCCGAAGTTTCTATAGTATTTAAGTTGGCAAAATAAGCATCTTCAAAAGAGCTAGGTTTAGAATTATTGTAACTACAATAATTTATAACTTTACTATTTATAAAATTTTGTAATGTATCTAAATTTTTTAAATAACCATTAAATCCAAATGAAAAATACAAACTCTCTATAATATTTTCATTTTTATTTAAATAATAAAAGCATTTCATTAAATGTCCTAATTCTACTAATTTATTAATACTTAAGGAATATGGCGTGATTTTATTTAAATCGTCTAAATAAGATGTAAAAATATCTATATTTTTATTAATAGCATCATTAAAACCTTTATAATTAACTAAGTCTCGGGAATATTTCAAGAAATTTTTGTATTTGTTTAAAGAAGTCGCTATATATTGTTTCAAATCATATAAAGTTTCATGAATATATTTAATATTTGTAAAATATTTAATACAACTAGTAAAATTTAAATACATTTGGAAAATATAGAATCCAAAACTAAAAAGTAGGTAAATTTTATTTGTAAAATTAGTTTCACTAAATGAAGTAAATAATTGTCCAATAATATGATTGGAAAATACATTTTTTAAATGTTCAAAATATAAACCAAATGTAATTTTATGCCCCTGTAATTTTATTATGAAAAAGGGGAGCAAAAGAAACAATATTGGAATAAGCAAAGAAAAAACAGGCGAAGAAAGATTATATATACTTAAAGCTTGTAGGCATAAACTATTATTATTAAAATTACTCAATATTGGTATATCAATATATTGATAATTATTTATAAATCCGTTATCATATATAACACTTTCACACTTAGTATATAGTGCGTCCTCTTGAAATATAGTTTTATCTTCGCTAAATTCGACTTTTTTGAAAGTATTATAATTCTGTAATAACAATTGAGTTTCTAATAAAAATTCTACATTATTTGTATAATATTTAGACCATTTATTAATAATATTTTTTTCAAATATATTTTTGGGATTAAAAACATGATAATACAAATTATATGATTCATTATTATTGTCACATATATTTGATATATCGCTTAAAGGCGATTTTGTTTTTACTAATTCTAAATCGTTAATAATATTGTTGCTTAAAAGTTGAATACTTGAAGTCTCCAAATATTCAATAGGCAACTTAAAGCAATCTACATATTTTTCTTTACTATTTAAATTGGAGTCTTCATAAAAATTCATCAGTGTGTTAATAAAATTCATATTATTAATAATAACAATTACTTTATAAATATTAATATAACGAAAATAATTAAAAAAATATTATTATACTTTATTAATTATAAAATTATATGATAATTTATGATACACAATTTATTAATAATTATTATAAAACTTTGGAGCATGAAAAATTAGAACCATCCATTCAAAGTTTATTAAATACATTAGTAATAACAATTAATAATGATTTATCATTAAACAATTATGAGCAAGAAACGGATAATAAATTAAAGAAAAAATCAAAGTATAAAAAATATGATAATTATAATGGGTCGAAGGACTTTAACTTATTAAATAAATACAATAAATCAAGTGTAATACAAACTACTAGTACCAGTGTTAGGAAGGTTCCAATTGATAAAACAAAAATAAATATTGCTAAAAGTAATATTAAAGCATTGCTAAATAAATTATCACCATCTAATTATAATAAATTAGAAAAAGAATTTTTAGTTATTTATAATGAATTGCTTGAGTCAAGTATAGAAGAAAGCATAGACGAATTGTATTCGATGGATAATTATATAATTGATTATATTTGTTATAACAATTTATCCTATAGTTCAATATATGTTAACATATTTTTTTCGCTACTTGCTATTTATAACACTAAAAATTATAAATTGGAAAATATATTTTTATATAATTTGTTAAAGGAAAAATATGAGGATTTTTCTAATTTTGAAAAATATATTAAATGCTTAACTAATAAAGATAATAACACTAACGATGAGGATGAGTTTTCAGTAAATAAAAATAATGATAAATACAAATGCTTTGTTATTTTTATAATAAATATTTACAAAAAATTATTTGTTTATGAATTTGAAAATGTCGAAGCGCATGATTATATGTCAAATTTATTTATTAATACGTGTATTATTGAGGAATTTATTTTGCTCTTTACTAAATTTTTTATAACAAATTTACAAATTGAAAACAATAGTGCATATTGTGAAAATATATTAGAGTTTTTGATGACAATATATATTGAATTATTTAAAGAAATAAGAATTATCAAAAAAATAGATGCACATTTAAAACTTTATGAAACTATTAATTTGCTATTAGTTAATAAAAGTAACTATATTTGTTTTACAAACAAAATAAAATTCAAATTAATGGATATTCAAGATAAATATAAAAAATATATATTAGTTTAATTTTAACAATATAAGATTTAAATTAGCATAAGAATAAGACGCAAGTTTATTACAAATACATTAATATTAATAATATTATTAATATTATTAATAATATAGTTTAAAAATACATTTATAAAAATAAATAATAATATATAATGATTACATCTAATATTGATAGCAAAGTAGAATATGCTATTACAAATAATATAGATAAATCAGATATAAATCACGAAGCATTTGTATATAATGCAAAAATATATAATAAGCATATAAAATTCGTTTTAGGAACACCGCGATTTGATTTTTTAAGTAACAATATTATGTATTTTAATATTTATTTAGCAAATAATGGTTCAGTTATATCAAAAATAGGTATATATGAAACTACTAATACAGATTATGCTTCATTATTAGATGCAAATGGGGATGTTGATTTAAATAAAATGTCCGAACCAATCATATTTTCTTTTGCCAAACCATTAATTATGAATAATTATGAGTTAATTGATAAATTTGAAACAATGTCTAATGCTAGTGATTTTAATAGTACTGATGATGGTTCCAATATTAGCGATGTTGAAAGCATTAGCGGAGATGATGATGATGAGGACGATGCTAGCAAAAAATCACAAAAACTTGTAAGTGCTAGCTATGATTTAATGGAAGTAAATAGTCAAACAAAAGAAGAAAGCGATTATGAAATTAATAAATATGAAGAAGATCCGTCACATAAATGGATTAACAAATATTTAAGAAGCAATAAATATGAGATTCTAGATAATGAAGGTGGTGGAGATTGTTTTTTTGCGGTTTTACGAGATGCCCTAAAAAGTGTAAAAATAGAAACATCGGTTAAATCTATTCGCGAAAAATTGGCAAGTGAAGTTGACGAAGAAATATTAGCAACATATAAAGAGTTTTTTGGATTA